CTTCCAGAAGAGCCTGATGTACCACTGCTTCCGCTACTTCCAGAAGAACCTGAAGTACCACTAGTTCCACTACTGCCTGATGCACCGGTATTTCCACTGCTTCCTGAAGATCCATTAATTCCTGAACTGCCCGAAGAACCGTTTTGACCCGATGATCCAGATGAACCGTTTACACCAGAACTGCCTGAACTTCCTGAACTACCAGTTGAACCAGAAGATCCTGTGCTACCAGAACTACCAGCAGATCCACTGCTTCCTGAAGATCCATTAATTCCTGAACTTCCGCTAGATCCATTTATACCACTAGATCCAGAACTACCATTTATTCCGCTTGATCCTGAAGATCCTGTTAATCCACTTGACCCAGAACTGCCTGATATACCATGAGATCCATCAATACCACTAATTCCGCTGGAACCAGATGATCCACTTGATCCATTAAGACCACTTGAACCCGAAGTTCCGCTTGAACCGTTACTAACTGAAAAAGTAGAATAACCCATGATATTTATTATTTATTATACAATCTAAATATATTTATTTATATTACACTGAGTATATTTTATTATATATAAATTTTGTTAAGTTATTTCGTATCCTCTATACAATAAAACTAAACCAATATTCGATGATAAAGATAATAAAACTGGTTTAGAAATCTGAAATTTACCAGTTGGCTCAGTTTCAGTGATTGTTCCAGAAATATTTGGAGACAAAAAATAAAATCCGCCAGGATTTAATCCTGATAAACCAGTTATTTTTCCATAATATAACAAATCAAAAGTGTTAGTTGCAGCAGCTTGTACAAAGCCCGCGACTTCAGCGTTTGCTTTACTATTAGCTATAGCTTTATACCAATCTGTTCCATCAAATCTAACAACATCACCAACTATAAAATTATGACCAGTATAAGTTATAGTATCAAATAACGATTGACCATTTGAAGTTGCATTATTATTGATCCACTGTGTGTTATAATCTGTTCCATCAATCTTAGCTAATATTTGATTTGTTGTTCCGCCAGCAGGTACTCCAACTCCACTTGTTCCAGAACTGCCAGATGATCCGCTATTTCCACTTATACCTGAAGATCCTGAAGTTCCGCTTGAACCACTTGATCCTGATATTCCAGAACTTCCAGATGAACCGTTTACACCAGAACTACCTGAACTTCCTGAACTACCAGTTGAACCAGAAGATCCTGTGCTACCAGAACTACCAGCAGATCCACTGCTTCCTGAAGATCCATTAATTCCTGAACTGCCCGAAGAACCGTTTTGACCCGATGATCCAGATGAACCGTTTACACCAGAACTGCCTGAACTTCCTGAACTACCAGTTGAACCAGAAGATCCTGTGCTACCAGAACTACCAGCAGATCCACTGCTTCCTGAAGATCCATTAATTCCTGAACTGCCCGAATAACCGTTTTGACCCGATGATCCAGATGAACCGTTTACACCAGAACTGCCTGAACTTCCTGAACTACCAGTTGAACCAGAAGATCCAGTACTACCAGAACTTCCAGATGATCCTGATGAAGCTGATGAACCGCTAGATCCAGAACTTCCAGACGAACCTGAAGAACCAGAACTTCCAGATGAACCACTTGATCCAGATGTGCCGCTACTACCCGAAGATCCAGCTGGTCCTATTTCTTTGCCTGTAACAGATATTGCCGCATTAGGAATTAAATTTATATCAATTTCATTTTCGCAAGTATTAACATTGCTTTGTAATGAAGAATTAACTACGCTTACATCAATTGTATTTTTGCTGTTTGTGACATTTACATCAATACTTGCCATATTTTATAGATGTGTCACATCTGGTAACACGTTTAATCGAAATTCAAATAATGTTTGATCTTTTATTCCGGTTGAATAAAAATGAACATCACCATATAAATTAATAGGCGGAAATCCTTTTGTTACACTCGCTGGTATATCAAAATATACTGAACCGCTTTTATATGCTGCATACGCAACAGTTGGAATAAATTGATATAATAAATTTCCATCTGGATGTGCGCGAATTTGACCGGTGCAACTCAAATTACTAAAATCATCAGTTGCAGACGAAAGATTGACTGTTTGTGTGCAAAGATAATCACCTCTAATAACTGATAGTTGAGTAGCCATTTTTAATATTTTACACTTGATTTAAAAAAAGAGACAAAAAAACCCCCATCTTGCGATGGAGGTTTAAGAAAAAATATAATATTAAATTTCCTTTAATATTCGAATTGTTTTTGCGTGTTCGGGATTATTTGGATCTAAATTAAAAGCTGGATTTTGTGTTGTCATTGAAATCGTACCGCGAGAATGCTGTTTAAATTGACGCAGTAATTTTTCTTTTAATTCCATTCTTGATCCACTACCAAATATGCCTAACTTCTCACACATATTTTGTAAATCTAGCATTGTCATTTCTGCTAGTTTCTCCTTGAATACTTCTAAATTAGAAGTGCCAAAGGGATTCATCTTTTTGATGCCTAAAATTTCTTCAAGCTCTTTTACCTTTTGAATATCAGGATCATCGTTCTTCTTGCCGTCTGCTAAAATTAAATTATCTAGCTGTGATTTATTTTCAGTAGCTTTAATTTCTGTTGTTGACTCAACCTTCTTTGTTGTATTTTTCTTGGTCTTTTTAGCCATATAAGATAATAGTAAAATAATGATATATTTAAATAAAAAAAGAGCCACCCTTTCGGATGGCTCTTTGATGATTTAATTTATATCAGACGATTAGACCGACTAAAGCGCGGTTGTCGAGAACCATACGGCCCTCTTCCAATGCACCATAGTAACCAATCTTGCCTTGACGCAATGTGTATTGGTCATCAGCGATAAGATTGAATTCGGAACCAGTGTCAGAATCAACAGCGACAGCGCGAACGAGAGAATCGCGGGATCTATCGAGACCAACGATAACTTGTTCAGTTGTTTGAATGGCTCTAGCAGTACCGCTATTAGCAGGTAAAGCGTAGTTGTCAGCATAGCTTACGCCAGAAGAAACTGTGCTGAAGATTGTGTTAAACTTCTTACCAACGCCGAATTCGAGAATTTCCATGATGGAAACACCGAAGAATTCAGGAATACCAGCTTGGCTGAAGATTTGATCACGAATAGCATCAGTAGCTACGATGCCGTTGTTACCACCGGTTTGATCAGCTTGATAACCAGCAGCTGTACCACCCTTAGATAATGAACCCTTAGTGTTAATTGGGTTATAAGCCATACCACGAATTTCTTCGATGATTTCAGGTGAAACGATGAGGTCAGTTAGACCACGACGAGCGCCTGAAGGAGTACCACCAACGAATGAAGCATTGATTCTCTTGATCTTGGTGAATAACTTGTTTAAGTCATTCAAAACAAATCTACCGGGAGCGGCAGCGCGGAAAACGTGATAGTTATCAGCAGCTGTAGCAGAATTACCAGTGGAAGCATTAGCGAGAGCAGTCATTAGAAGATTAGCAGAAGTTCTTTCTTGCTTGAGCATAACTTCTTGAGCTACGCGAGTGAAAGACTTGCTAACGACATCTAAACGGCTCTTAGCAGCATACTTCTTATCGAAAGCGACAGAGCTATCCAAGCGATAAGTAGCGATCTTAAGTTCAGAAGCCAAAGGTTGAACGATATTTTGAGGAAGACCACCAGCTACAGATTGGCTGTAAACTTTGATGTAATCTTCATCGAAGATATCATAATATAGATCCAAAGGAATGGAAGGATTATCTTCGGCGTTGAATTGAAGACTTGTAAACAAGTTAGAAACAGTAGGAGCATTATTGATAACTTCAGCCAAAACAGGACCAATGAATTCAGCCAAAGCTACTTGAGCTTCATAGGCTACTTCACGATTCTTGGAAGCTAATGCTTTGATTAGTTCGACTTGTTCGTCTGTTCTCTTTAAAACGATTTTCATATTATGTTAAGTTGGATATTAGACAACGTAAGATGTAACGCAGTCGATTTGAACGAGAGCATATTTTCCTGTTGTGGCACCAGCGAAATAATCGCTCTTACCATTTTGGGAAACACGTTGACCAGTAGCTAGAATTCTACCGACGATGCTTGTAGTACCGGTGAGTGGTGATACTGCGGAAGCAGCGAGACCGGAAACCTTACCAGCGTTTGCGGAAATGATAAGGTGATTATTAACAGTCATGTTAGCATCGACCCAATCGATAGCAGTATCAGCTAGTGTGAAAATACCGCGAGTAGCGACAGGAACAGCTTGACCAGATAGAACAGATTGAAGTTCAGCTCTCTTAACAGGATTATAAAGAAGCTTTTCACCGTTCTCATCGGTTAGAAGTGTTTGATTGAGCGTAATACCAAGAACTGGAACACCAGCGGTAGCCGCAGTAAATGTGAGAGGTACAGAAGGATATTGAGCAGCACCCAAGAAAGGATAGTCTGTCTTACCTAGTACTGTATCGTTAGTAGCATAAGTAATTGGATCTAGATCCAAGTTACCAGCTGATACCTTGACGAATACACCAGCAGAGCCATTACCATTTGTTGATGGTGTGGAATCTACTGTGTCGCTTGCGAACAAGTTAATAACATCATGTTCGCTATATTGTCTAAATGGATATAATCTTAGTGACATATAGTTTTAAAATTTAACTGTTATATTTTCCTTACTGAAAGCCTTGCTAAGTCTTTCTTTCCAAGAAACCTTCTCTTCAGTCGGCTCAATGCCTTGAGCGGGTATAGCAGCATCTTCAGGCTTTGCATTAGCTAAAGCGGTTTCGACTTCAACAGTTTTTTCAACTACTTCGCTTGCTACTGTTTTTACTTGTCCCATTCTCTTAGCTAGTTCGGCTTCGAGGCGGTCTTGGAAAGCTTTTTCTTGATCAGCCTTAAAAGCTTTGCTCTTGTGTCTATAAACTACTGCTAGTTTATCCTTATAAGAAGCAAAAGCCTCATCGGACTTATCTAAAGCGCTAATTTCTTTAGCGAGAAATTGACGATCTACATCATCAAAATCATATTCAGTATCTAGAACATTCATTCTAGAATTAAAAAGTTCTTGAGCGGCTTGGGCGCTCATTGTGGTTTCGAGTTCATTCAATCTAGCTAATGAATCAGCTAGCTTCTTGTTGTTCTCTTCAAGATCTTTCTTGAACTGTTCGGCTTGAGCGACAGCTTCGAGCTTTGCTTTTTCAGCAGAAGCGATCTCAGCTTTGATTTCGTCGTTCTTGAGTTTGATGCTTTCAGCGATCTTTGCAGAAATAGAAGCAACAGCTTCTTCACTGAATTTTTCAGATTCTTGCTTTTCAGCGAGAACTGTTTTTAGCGCGGATAATATTTGGTCTAAATCCATAACTTTATTTTTGGTAATATTTACAGTATTATTTTGATTTTGTGAAAAATTATCTACTATTACTTTTTTAGGTGTATCGATTTCAATTGATTCAACGATTTCTAAAACTTCTGCTTCTGTATCTTCTTCAACTTCATTTTCTTCTTCATTGTCGATAATAACACCTTGAACATCAGCAGCTGGATTCGTAGTAAATCCAATGCCTAATGGATAAATTCTGCCAGTTACTAATCTGTAAACTGGAGTACCATCATTTAAAGTACCGGGACCGTCGAAACCTTTTAAGAATTTCTTAAATTCTTCTATTTGATTTTGTTTAGTAATTATTTCAGCATTTTTTAAATCCATGCTACCAATTGCAATTGCATATTCATTAAAACCAATTTCCCAACTTGCACTAATCTTTTGGTATAATGGAGAATCAGGATTATTAGAATTAACTAATGCATCAGCAAAATCACGGTCAACTGTTTTATAAACAACAGCAGCTAAAGCAATATTGAATGGATCTAACTTTCCTTTAACATCGTCTTCAAATAATAATTGATTATCACCATAAGATGAAAAAGCAGAATTAACAATATGACCAACAACTCTTGTTTTCTTATGTTCGATATTTGTAGGTTTATGGATAAAATATTTCTTAAAAGCAATTGCTGTATCGGTATTAATACCATCGCCGTTTTTATTAAAACGATTTACTACAGCAGCGTTAAACGCAGCGCCAACAAGATCAATATTCTTATCTAAGTTAACACTATTAGGAATTAAACTTCTTAAACCATCTAACGAAGCAACAGACAACAATGGATTTTGATCAAAATTCAATGAAGCTGTAACAATGTTATCAAATTTAGTTTTATAACGATAAAGATCGCTTGACATATAGTATAATATTACACAGAAAACTTAGTGCTGTGATATAATAAGCTTGCTGAATACGTATCTAATTGATGCTCGGCAGCCATTTCTTGAATAGAATTTAGTATTCCTAGTTTATCTAATGCAGTAGGATCATTTAATACAGAAGATGCAGTTTTAGGCCAATCTTTGAATTCAGTTCCAGTAATAATTGCTTCGGTAATACCTGTTGCTAATTTTTTCTGTTCTGCACTTAATGATTTCTTATTGTATTTCTTTTTTAGCCCCGCTTCAATTAGACCGTTAAGTGTTTTTGATTCATCCATGACTTTTGCAATAGCATTTTTGGCAAAGACAGCAGCTTTAGCAGTACCCTTTGGACGACCGGCTGTATTGGGTGTTTGATTCTTAATTGGAGCTGGACCAGTTGACATGCCAGGAATTGGAGGTGGTATCATTGGAACGCCGCCAACAATAGGATTGTAGTAACCTTGTTCTCTTTGTTGAACAAATTTTTGTTGAGCAGCTGCTAATTCTTCAGAAGTAGGATAAATACCAGTTTCAATAACCTTAATACCTTCTTCTGGTGGCAATATTCCTAATTCCATCATTCTTGTAACAACTCGATTAAATTGAGTTTCATCTTTAATTGAAACTTCTTCAAATCTCGCAACAGGACATTTACCTTTAAATCCTAAATTCTTAAATATAGCTTCAATTTCTGGTTGCAAAAAATCATTTATAAAAGCGTTTCTTGATTCTTTTAATCTTTCGAAAAATACTTGAGCCTTAACAGTAGTATTAGCAAACTTTTCAGAACCAATTAAAATATTTTGTAAACCTTCTTTAATATCTTCATTAACAATACGATATTTTTCATATCCTAATACTTTATTCATATCAGGAATAACAAACTCAGCTTTTGTTGTATAATCTGCAACAAGTACACGACCAACAGATTGATTATTTAATAAGCTTTGCATGGCATTAATGTTTTTATGATTAATGCCACCCTTACTTGGTTCAGTACCTAAAGTGATTAATAGAATAACATTTTCAATCGTTCTACAAATAGCTTGATCAATTTTTTTCATTTCAAGTTTAAAGTTAATATCATCTAAAACTGGAAAACCAAATGGAATAGAAAATGGCTCGTAATCCTGCTTTTTATAAAATGAAGCAATAACATTTGTTGGATCTAGTTGAATCTTCAAACCATCACGCGCCCATTGACCATTCTTGATTTTATCTTTTGTTTGATCGTCTAATTGATCAAAAATCATTTTATCATGATCATTCTTTGGAGTCCTTAATCTTTCTAATTCATATTCAGACAAAATCTTTTGATATAACATCTCTTTCCATGAGCTTGTTCTATTTACAGTAACATAATATGGATTCAATAATGTATAAGAAACAGGTATTTGATTTTTTACGTCATAATTACTTGGATAAGGCAATAATGAAACATCTGTTGTATAAGATTGACCATCGTACGTAGCATAAGATTCTAAAATCTTTTGAAAATCATTTATATCAAACTTAGCATTTATTTTATAAAAGAAAACATTACCACTTCTGTAATACTCACGAAAATATTGATCTTTAATTCCCCAAATCTTTATATACTTCATCCATTTTGTGAAAAAGTCTCTTGCTTTTTGACTTCCGCCTTCTAGATATATTTCAGCGTTAGCAAACTCAGACATAATATCAACAGCATTTCTAAAAATAGCTACATTTGCATAAGCTTTCTGACATAATTCAATTGCATCGCGAATATTATAACCATTAATGGAAGTCTCGAAGGGTAATAAACCTTCTCGAATATTGGCATAACGATAAATTTTTGGCCCTACATAAGCTAAGTTACGACGAATACCTGTAGGATTATCTGTATTTTGTGATCTTTGGTAAGAAGCTTTAGCATCATGATTATAAAACGGCTCACCAACCAAAGCAGGTTCAGAATAATCTCTAATTAAATCCTCTAAAGGAGCCGATTGATCTTCTGCACCTTTAGAAAATTTGCTCCAATATTCTGACTTCTTTGTATATTTACGGCTCATGGTATAAATAGTTACACATTGTAACTTTAAAAGTGACTTTTAAACATTAATTTTATGCAATAAATAACGGCTCAAAAGTTTCCATAACATTATCGACTTGAGTATTCTCCATATCAAAATAAATTTTTGCTAACCAATTACCTAATACTAAAGCTGAATAACTATCTTTTCTAGGTTTATCTGGACCTGTTTTACGTTTTAAGTTTGCTGGTAAATCAAAATTCTGTAAACCTTGAGCAGAAGTAGTAATTTGTATTAGTGCGCATTCTGTTTTAGTTAACAAAATCATATCAGTTAAATGCTCAACAAAATCGATCATTTTAGCTTCTTCATTTTCTTTTTCTGAATCTAATGAATTTGAAAACTTCAAATTAGTAATACCAATTCTTCTTTTAGTTTGCGCTCTAAAATTGTCATCAATAGCTCTGCTACCGAAGAAAATACGACGATGATCAAAATTAGCTTGCAACATCTCATTTGCTAAACGTATCCAAGAAGAAGTCGGCTTTCTTAAAAATACATACTTATATTCTGATTTGTTATACTCCATTTTAGCAGAGAATAAATTTTGCGCATATTCTTCGGGGCGCTCGAATTCTGTTGTTATTGGCTTTAAATTAATTTTAGCATCTTTAAAAAGCTCGCTTTCATTACAGGAATTCATAAACTGAACGCCACCGTTGTAGTCCATGCATATTGCAACAACGTTAAAGTTTTGAAGTATATATAAAAAGTATTTGATATGGTCTTTTAATGATGAACCAGATAAAGCATAAGAGTGGACAAGAGTTGATATTTGTTTTTCTCTATTTATCTTCAATACTTGAATGGCGAAATCGTCAGAAGATTCAGTTTCTGACCAAGAAGGGTCAACAGAAACTATATATTCATCTTCTGCATGACCCGCTACTTCAATTGACGGCTGTTCACCATCAGGTATAGTACAAAGAGCCATTTTAGAAATTTTAAAATAACCAGAACTATCATCTGTAAATTGTGCTCCAAATTCTCTTAAAAATTGAGATTCACTCATCGTTGCTTTTGCTTGATTGATCAAATTTTGATCATATAATTGTGTCGGCGCACAATCATAAGAAAACTGCATTACACAACGCTTAGTAGTGTCTTTCGTTTTAGGATTAAAAATTAAATTTTCATATTGCTCATACAACTTATATAAATATTCAAATTTAAAAGACGCAGAAGATAATGCAATTAATTTATTATTAGGCCATTGATATCGATCTTCTTCTTTCATCTCGCCTTTTTCAATCAATTGTGTTTCAAGATTATAAAGCTCTTCTCTTTGTGTTGGGTTTTGCACAACAGACAAGAATGGTACAATAACTTCATTATAAATACGTTCAGGCATCAATAAAAACTCGTCAATAATAATACGATGAAAACGAAAACCACGAAGCTTTTCACCATCGCCTAATGGCAATGCTCTTATTCTGCTTTTACCGATTTCCATCACCCATTCATCGTTACTTTTAGATACATGAGTAATACATTGTTTTAACAAATAAGCTTCTGGTTTTGCAGCAATATCTTCAATCTTTTTAAATATCATTTTAGACTGACGAAACGATCTAGATAAAATGCCAGTTTCTATACCTTGATTTAAAATAGCATCCAATACAGCATAAATACCAGTTGTGTAGCTTTTGCTCATGCCACGGGAATTGTGATGAACAATTCCATTACCTATATAACATTCTTCATTATCAACAGTTATATCAACAGAAATAACTTTGCAATTAGCTATAGATTTTATTTTAGAAAACACTATGCTTTCTTTTTTTATATTTTCTATTACTTCTTTAGTTTTATTACTTATGTTTAATAGTTTGTCAAATTCATTTTGAGAATATGATTTACCCCAGTTTCCTCTTTTGCCTGTAACTTTTTCAAAAGAACCTTCGTTTTTTAAAAGCTTCCCTAAATTCGGCACTAAATTAGTTTGATAATTTCGTTTTGCGCTTTTTTCAATTATCGAAATTAAATTTTGTTTTTTATGAGGAACAATAAAATCAATAGCTTCTTGAAATAATTTCAAAGATTTATGATCATTAGAAATAACTAAATCATAATATGGTTTATTATTATGTTTTCCTGATTGTCTTAAATAAGACGATACTCCTAAATTATTTAAAAGCATTTTAACTTGCCGCAATAATTGTAAAGATGTATTTTTTAAGCCAACTTTATTAGAAGTTTTTGAAATCGATGCGTAACCATCAGCATCAAATAAACCTCCCATTAATGCACACAATTCATTTCTAGATGCTTTTAGAATAGAATCGCAAATTAGTTTATCATTAGATTTTTTTGTTATATCCCAACCAATAGATTGTAACCAATTAACAAATTCTCTATTAAAAATTGAATATTCATAAAAATTTAAATTATTGCTTTTTTGTCTGCTATATAGCTTAAAATTATTTTGCTTTATAAAGTTAGAGATCGCATCTAAAATCTCACTATTTTCAGAACAAAAATTTATGCCATCTTTATTTATCCAACCATCTCCTAAAACATAACCCATCAAATAAAATAAATAAACAGATCTTTTTATTTTAGAATTAACCGTTATATCATCATCGCCCCACACATCTGTATTAATTTTTATTGGTAAATAATTATTATAAGTAAGATCTTCAATATTGATAAATTCAAAATCATTATTTATATATGTTAAAACTTTATGTCCCTTTTTAGCTTTAAATGAATCTCCAGATTCTAAAATTATCTCTAAACCATCTTCTTCTGGATTAGTTTTTTTATTTAAAACTTGATTTAATTTATTTCTCGAACGTACTTTTTCGCCTATTTGAATATCTTTAATTTTTTTAAATCCTCTTTCAGTAAGAACGTATTCATTTTCCTCCAAACACCACACGCCTAAGAAATAATCACTTTCCAACATGCTTTTAATAGCCATGTGTTGAAAAGGAAATAATTTAACTCCAGTAATTAAATCAGTTGAGAATGTAATATTATTTCTTAAGAACTGATAAAATAATAATTTAGCTTCTCTTTCTTCTATGTAACCGTCTTTTTGTAAAAGCTCTTCATTTGTAATCAAGTAATTCTTTTTTTGTTTCTGGATCCCGGTTTCCCAGCTCATAATCTAAAAAGTATTGTATGTCTACTTGCCATAACTTATTACCATGATATAAAAGTTTCGGTATAATATCTAAAGATTTTTCGCGATTGCCTGTAAATATGAATTGAATATGTCTCGCATATTTATGAGTTAAATAACGCATATTATGAAAAACATATTCTAAACTGGTTCTGCGATTATATTTTTTATGATTGTATTTAATATCATTTATAGTAGATTCGATAACTACAAATAAATAACTATTTAATCCAACTGCTTTTTCTATCTCTCTTTCAAATCTACTTAGTCCAGAAGCCATTGTACCTAGAAAATCAGATTCACTTTTTCTATCGACAAAAGTATAACTGTATGTATTATTTTCTAATAAATAATCACCAACATATAATTTTTCAATACGCGAATTAACAAACTCTAATGGCATTTGTTCTCTAGTATCAATTAATATAGTTGCGTTCTGCAAATCAACATTATTAAAATTAGGTATTATATTTTTATTAAATACTGGTTCTTTATTCAATTCTTTACAAAATGTATTATATGAACCAAAATGCTTTTTAATTATATTTATTGGCGGCAAAGCTAATGTTTTAATTTCATTATGAAATGGCGCATAAGCGTAATTCTTTTCTTTAATACGTTCAGAAATTATTTCTAAACATTTAGATTTAATGATTTCTTGAGGTTGTGATTTTTCCCATTGCAAAAATTCATTTAAATCGATGAATTCTGTTTTGAAATAGTCTTTCTTATTTAAATAAGGTATTTGTCTTTTATAAAATAAAGAATATCTTGGATAATGAGTACAATAATATTCTGCTTGATATATATTATGTTTTTTTAAATGTGCGTGAAATGATTTATCATTATCAAACTTTTCATTACATATTTTACATTCTGTCATATAGCATCTTCTTTAGAAATGCCTAAAATTCTAGCTTTCCAAGAAGACATATTTTCAAGTCTATTAGCCTCTTCTTTAACAACTTGTTTTTGCATTTCAGCTATTTTAATCATCATCTTTCTTTCATTTTCATCTTGAAATAATTCTACAAGATTAATGATAGAAGCATTTTTTTGTTGATGCTGTTCAACTCTTCTTGAACGTTCGCCGTTAAGCTTTTGAATAGATTTATCGATACGCTGTGCGCATTGATTGTATTCTTCGCTAATGGTCTTCAGAATTTCAGTTAAACGGATAGTAAGATCTTTTTGATCTTGAGTATCGTTAAACATTTCATTAACTTTATTCTTTTTAATATCTATTTGCCGCAAATTAATATAATCCATACAAACATTAATATATAAATTAATTTCATCAATTGTTAGATCAGGCTTATCCCATACCGACCTTACAAATTCTGCCTCAAACAATTCTTTATCTGTGGAACTAGTATAAGAATCATAATTACCAACAAAACGCGGACTAGCTAAATAAGTTAATAACTTATCCATATATTTTCTGTGCTGCAAAGAAAGCTTCTCTTCACTTAACTCTTGGCCGCACCATCTATTTACTTTATTAATAACTGTTTTGATGGAACGGGGTACAGAATAACGTTCATTAACGCCAGATTCGTTATCCACTAAAAACTCAGGATATTTTTCTTTTACATATTTATGAACAGCGCGATATTCTGGAGTAATAAATATATTTAAATTTTGAACTCCTTGAAACTTTTCATTAAATAAAAGTTCTGTAATTTGTTTTGGAGTTATTCCTGTTTTTATATTCTGGTCAATAAACTCATATTGAGTAGAACTAAGGATATCAGTTGTTACTGCTTTAGGTTTATCTTTTTTACCTGCAAGAAATCCACTGTTTACTAGATAATCTCTCACTTCTTTTGCTTCTTTAGATCGACCAGTTAAATCTTGTCGATTATGAAGCATGTTTGCTATTAAAACATAATCATTATATCCTTGTTCAATTTTTTGTGCGATAAATTTAGTTTGTTCTTCGTTTAACATATTATTCGTTAAATATATCGTTTTCCCCTAAAAGAAATTGGGCTTTTAAAAACAACATTTTTTTTAAATTTTTTATTTGCTTATAACCCGCTTTTCTTCCTTTTTCTGAAGTCTTAAATCTAAGTATTTTAGCGACTTGATCGTCAGTTAAATTATCAATAAAAAACATTTTATAAATAAAAAAATGTTTATCACTAAGATGAGTTTTCATTAGATCATGCAATTTAAATTCAGCATCTAAATAATCATGATCTCTTGTTGATTCAAAAGCAAAATGATAATTTTTATGATTTTCCAAACTGACTGTCATTTTTACATCATATGCGCTTTTCTTAACTTTTTCCCATTTAGCATATAATGGACATTCATCACATTGCTTTCTGCTTTTTGTAAAACCGCAGGAAAATTCATCGCCTGATTCGCCACCAATATTCTGATTAAATGGACAACACAAACATGGACGAGCAAAAGATGTATAATTATTACGTATTATATTTTTGATTTGATTAGTAACTATACGATTAATCCAAGGTTCAATAGGTCTAGATTGATCCCATAAATGCCATTTTCTATATATATGCAATTTAATAATTTGCTCAATATCTTCAAAGTCAAACCAAGTGATTGCTTTTAGCTTCCATTTGTTTCGGCGTTTCTTGATGACTTTATCAATTGTTTCATACATTTCCTCAAATTTTTTTTTATTGCTGCGTTTCATCTATGTCTTTGGGATTTCTAGAAGGCCGACATTCAGATAATGACTGTTTAAGATATTCTTCCCTAGAAGGTATTTTAAAATCACTATTAAGATTATAATTCATGCGTTCCGAGGAAGGTGGAACGCTTATGATTTCTGAAACAGAATATTTACTTTTTGATTTTTCTATTTCGTAACTTAATCTATTTGGTTTAACAAATGTAGTTGGCAAACCATCTTCATCGTATTCAGGTGAACGAACTGAAGATTTCTTGATTTGCTGTTGATTACTATGCAAAGCAGAAGCGCCAATTTGATTACCACAATTGAAACAAAACTTAGCGCCCAAGTTATTTTTAGTACCACAACTGGTACAATAAATATTTCCCATACACCTATTATATTAGTGTATAGGTGGTTTATCTAATTTCTTTAATGTATGTATAATATATTTCAATATTTCACTTCGCAAAATATCTTCTTCATTAAATTCAAAACAAAAAATACCTTTATCACGACTTTCATCATTATTAAAGATATCATATATTTTCATGAAACCTGATTTATTTCCAACATCAGATTGCATAGAATCGCCGCAAATAAACATTTTCGTATTTTCACCAATACGTGTTATAGCTGTTATTAATTCTTTAGTTGAAAAGTTTTGACATTCATCAATTAAAACAATCATATCTTTCCAAGTTGCACCTCTAAGAAAATTAACAGGTAAAGCTTCAATTAGTTTTTGCTGCTCAAGATATTTTGTTTGATTTAAAGGAATTAATTCATCCAATTTATCATATAAAGGTATCATAAATGGATTAAACTTTTCATCAACAGTTCCAGGTAAAGCTCCTAATGCTCTTTCTCCAGATTCAGCTATTGTACGAATATATTTAATTTCAGAATGTGCTCCAGTATTAAATAAGTGAAGAGCACAATAAACACTAATGAAACTTTTAGCCGATCCTGCGGGTCCATTTATAAATATTATTTTTGTATTTTTATCGAATGCCTTTGTTACGATGTTTTTTTGTTTTTCTGTTAACTTGAAATCTTTGATGTTCAATTTTATATGCTTGAAGAAATTATCTTCTACGCTTTCATCGATTTCGTGTTTGATGTGTTTTTTCTTTTTTTTACTAGACATACTTCAGTAATGTTTACACTATAAATGTGATATTTCACTGCTTAAGTATACCTTATTCACCAACTTGTAAAGAATATTCATTATGCGCATTTGTTCAAAAAGTTTATAAATTTTGCGATGAAATGACAAAGCGTGGTCATACTGTATATCATTATGGTCATAAAGATTCTAAAGTCAATTGCACTGAACATATAACTGTTACAGATAATGAAATTTTAAAAAATACATATGGCGATCTCAACGCTTGGAAAACAAAAGGTTATGATCAACATGTTAACAATAAAGCTTTTGATATTTTTAATGATAATTGCGTACAAGAAATAAATAAAAGATTAAAATCTAAGAATGAATTTATTTTAGCATGGTTTGGTTTCGGTCATGAAAAATGTGCTAAAAATTTTTATGATAAAGCCATAGTAGTTGAACCTAGTATTGGTTATGATAGTATGTTTGCACCGATTAAAATTTTTGAAACAAAAAGTCAATTGCATAAGCTACACGGAAATAAAAACACAGTTGTAAATTTCGGAAAAGAATTTGTTATTTATCCTGGTTTTGATAAAAATGATTTTGAATACAAAGTACAAAAATCTAATACCGCGCTATTTCTTGGAAGAATAATAAAAGAAAAAGGCGCACGTTTAGTTTATGATATTTATAATCATATTAAGCAAGATATTATTTTTGCAGGTCCAAATATTTTAAATTTAAAAGATACAAAATATTGTAAATTTGTTGGTTTCGTTGAACCAGAACAAAGAAAAAAATTATTGAGTGAAGCAAAATGCTTAATCGCTCCTAGTTTATTTATAGAACCATGTAACTGGACTGTAATCGAAGCGCAGTTTTCTGGGAC